GATTGGGAAATTGCTGATCCACGCGAGGATAATGAGACAGGTGTAGGTAGATTAGCCCATGATGGGATTGTGTTGGGTTGGGACGCTCAGACTCAACAGATACTTCCAGGACCACCTACGTTATTACAAGTAGACGGTGGATATGGTGTATGGGTTGAAGCAGGAAGTATAATTGATTCAAAAGGAGATGTTATTTCTTGGTCTAGAGATACTGTTAAGTTAATCGACGCAAGTGAAAGTTCCACAACTTATCTCTATATTGATGAGGCCGGAGCTAAAGAAAACATCGCTAATGATGAAACCGTTAAGATCTCTATAGGATCCTCTCTGCCTTCTATCTCTCAGCCTCATATCCCACTTGCAAAATTAACCCTAGCGGCTAGTGGCACGGCTCTCGCAGAAAACGAAGACGGAGAAGTTGTTGGAGTCGGTTATGTAGATCTACGTCCTGGGGTATATGTTGGTCATCTAAATACATACCCTCAAATTTTACGCAATACAGAAATTGTAGATGATTCTTATGTTGCGAAAAGTTGGGAAAGAGTTATTGCTGATACCTCAAACGGTTCGCTGATTGTCCAACTTCCCGCCGAGCCTACAGACTCTGATAGAATCGCCATTGTAGATATCTCAGGGACCTTTGATCGCTTTCCCATTGTAATTCGCCCTGGTGAAGATACAAAGATCAACGGATCTGTAGATGATTGGATCATTAATATCAAGGATGCGCATGTAGAACTTTTCTATCACACCGCAACTGCAGAATGGAAATTTGAAGAAACTCCCGGAGGTGATTGTTCGCCTCTCCTAGGATCTTTCCTGAGCTGCGGAGGAAGGGAATTTATTGGCCAACGTCTTGCCTCTGAGTGCCCTGATGGTCAAACTCTTCCCGCTTCTTTCCCAAATCCTCCAGAGGGCGTTTATCGCTATGAAGCCTCTAGTCAGAAGTGCTATAGAGAATTTTATGACACTGTAGCGGTATATGCGGATGGCCAGGGTGGGCTAATTAAAGTCCAAGACGCCCCTAGATGTAATAGAAATGCCCCTGTATCCGATTCTCTTGTACGCAATATCATCTATGTAGATCCGTCAATCGGTGATGATTCTCTCTCCAATAGTGGATTTATCGAAGAGAAGCCCTTTAGATCTATTGAACGAGCAGTAATCGAGGCTGTAAGAGAGAGCCGTAGAGCAGGTCAATATAACGATAGATACGATCGAGTGGTAATTCAACTCGCTCCTGGTGATTACTATGTTGATAACTCTCCCGGTGCTGCTAGTATTCCCGGTCTGACTTCATCTACCGGATTGATTCAGAGAATTGATACAGGTTATCAGGTAGAAGGTCTTGAGGTATTAGATAGAGCAACCGTTATAAAGGTAAATACTTTAAATCCCACAATTAACCAACCGCCAATTGCATTTAATCTAGGAAGAATTATCTACTCGGAAAGCGGCGGAGTTGGTAATATTGCGAAAATAGAAAAAGAAAGCATTGGCTCTTCTATTTGGAATATTACTCTCGAGTATGTCCGTGGTAATTTTAACACAAATGATACTCTATTTTATGATGGACTGAGCCTAATCAACCCCTCCGGTGGTGGTATTGTAGTTCCTCGCGGTATTTCGATTAATGGCGTAGATCTACGTAAAGTAAGAGTAAGGCCTATGTATGTGCCTGACCTCAATCCTGTAGAGGAAGAACCACAACGCGAAAGAACTTCTATCTTTAAGGTAACTGGTGGTACCTATGTCAGCCTTCTTACCTTTACTGATAACCCTCAGTTCCATCGTAGTCATAATACTGTAACTGCTGTTACATTTGCTTCTCAAAGTGAGATCAATGGTGGCACAGCTGAGACTTCTTATTACTCAAAGTTAAATAGTCTATTCGGTCAGTTCGATGGATGGGGCGCTCAAGGCCTAGAGCCCATCTCCGCAGAGACGACAATCGTTGCCCCCATTGCTGATTCCAAAGAACTAAGACAGGCAGACGCTGAGGAGAATCAGACTGGTGTACCCGAAGGAGATTCTCGTCCTAATGTATCCATCTCTTACCCAGGTGCAACAAGGATTAAGAGAACTGGTTCTTCTGATCAGAGGATATTTGATCTACCAGATATCAACTCGACTAGGTCTTCTTCACCTTACATCTTCAACTGCTCTGTAAGATCCATTTTTGGTATGAATGGACTTTGGGCAGATGGTGCTCTAGTTGCTGGATTTAAATCAATGGTAACTGCTAACTTTACTCAAGTTAGCTTACAGACTGATCCTACTTGCTTCAATGCTCAATCATACTACCTCGATCCTCCGATCAACAAGCTGGATGGGGCTGGTAAACAATACAGAGTATCACCTATCGATCCGTTCAAGTATCGTCACTTTGGAATGAGAGGTAGTAATAATGCTACCATCCAAATTGTGTCGGTATTTGTTATTGGTAATGCTGATCACTTTGTTTCAGATAGCGGAGCCGATCTATCAATCACAAACTCTTGTTCCGATTTTGGTGATATTTCACTAAGATCCATTGGCTATAAGACAAAAGCATTTAGCCAAGATGAGAGTCTACCGTCTCTAAATTATGATGGAACTAAGATTACTGAAATCCTGCCTCCTCTACCATTATCATATTCCACTCTGTCCAATGGAGCAGATCCTACTCTCGTTGATACAGAAATAAACACTGGATTAGTACTGGATTATGAACTAACAAAAGATTGGTACGTTGCAAATTCAAATGCAACTGTTCCTCCGCAAAGTATAAGAATTTATTTTAGAAGTAGTAATTCTTCTTCTCCATTTAACGAGACGACAAGCGTCCCATCCGCCTCGCAGATGGGATTCGGGCAGTTCTCATATACACGTAAAAATACTGACGGAACATATACAATTGTCGGTGGTGCCCGCCAGAATCGTAAGCAGATAAGAATCAAAGGATTTGATGAAGTTGGAAACTCTATCATCTATGCAGGTGATATTGCCCCAATCACATCACCAACAAACTCACCGGGATTTAATAACCTAGATGACAAATCAAAGATATTTGTTTGGGACGCTCAAAATTCCTGTTGGTATGTAAATGTAACCACCTCGAATATCGTTGAGGAGACAACGGATCTTGATGAAGATGGGTTCCTGCTCAAGAGACTTAATTACGCCTTTAGATTTAAGATTATCAGTTCTCCCACTGGATCTCAAGTTTTCTTCAAGAATCTAGACTTCCTTTTCGATAGATCCTCTCTGACAATTATCAGGGCACTAGATAGACGTAAAAACGAAAATAGAATCTATAAAGTCGTACTTGATGGCTTTGATAGAGAAAATGGAATGAGAAGACCTCAAAACTTCTACATTCTTGAAAAACAAGTTGGTGTTAATGGATTTCCTTTGAACGGAGATAGTGTACTAGCCTCTGACCCCTTAACTATTTCCCAAGTAAGAACATACGAAGAAGTAACTGGGGTGAAGGGTGATGCTGGACGTTATGTAACGTATCTAACATTAGGATCTCAAGCAAGAAAAGTACCAACAGGAGATCTATATCCAGAGATAAACGCTGATGAACCAGAATTAACAGAAGATCCGCTAGACTCTATTACTAGAGAGTCTCTAGTGGAAATGCTCAAGAGACCAGGAGTTTATTTTGGTAAGCAAATTGGTCCTTCTGTTGATCCTATCGTCGTAAAAGTTGCAGAGACTTCATCAGATACGGGCATTCTAATTGGTCTTCGTAGACCCTCGGTTATTAGGGCATCAGGTCATACATGGGAATGGACTGGGTATCTTAATTATGACACTGCTTTCCCGACATTCCAGGGTGAACCTCTTGATCAAGATTTTGCGTTGGGCAAGATTCTCGTAGAAGAAAGAGGTGGTAAGGTATATGCTACTGGCATGAATGAGGAAGGTAGCTTCTATATCGGAACTACTGTCTTCGATCTTCGTACAGGGGAGCAATTTGCCATTCCGTTGGAGGCCGATAATGAGCCAGGGTCGGTAACTAACCAGATCTTTAATAGCGTTGTTATCCGTTCGCTATTAGCAATGGATGACGGATCATCTACCTTCTTCGGCACAGATACGGCAATCTACTTTGATCCTACAACAACTATTAACACTACCACCGGCCCGATTACTGCTAGTCAGAATCCTCTACCGGAAGTATATGCGACCGCATCCAAGGCAGGATTTGTTCAATTTGCTGATGATAGTGTAATTAGAGGCGCTCTTGGATCAGGAAGTAGAGGCATCTCAGAAAGAGTTGCTGTAAGTGCCGCTTCTCTCGCTAGAGAGTTGAATGTTCGCCTAGATAACGCTCTTAGCGCAGGCAATGGTATCTTTGTAGCGGAAAGTTTAGTAGAACTACCCGGCGGAGATCCTACAGACCCCAATGATAACGTTCTTAGTTATAACATTTCCGCTGGTCTGCCTGGTAGTACAGATACCGTAGGATTTTCTGGCCTTACGTTAGGATCGCTTCAATCTGCAGGAGCACAAGTTGTAACAAGCATTGTCAACTCGATAAATAAAAATGCCACTACAGCAACACGTCAGCAACGTCTTGTTACTGAAGAAGGTATGTTTACTTCTGAGTGGATTAGAGGTGATCAAGTAGAGAGTAATACCCTAACACTTGGTAAACTTCAGCAGATCAATGATCTAAGAGTTCTCGGCAGAGTTGGAACGGGTGCCGAAGGAAACATAACCCAGGTAGTTGTTAATACTGCCATCGCTGCCTCTCCCGCTAACACAAGATTATTGACTGAAAAGGCTGTAAGTGATGCCTTAGGTAGTTTAGAATCGCGCTTAGTACCCAATACTAGAAGAGTTGATGGTGGTAATGGACTGACCGGAGGAGGAACCCTTAGCGCTGACGTGACCCTCGCCCTGGGGACTCCGGGCTCTATCACTTCGACATCAACTAACTCCGTTGGAGTAGATAGCCATACCCACTCCCTTGCAAATGGCGCGGTAACAGGTGCTAAAATTGCTGATGATACTATTCCAATCTCAAAACTTAATTTTGTTGATGGAATTAGAACCTGGGCCGAGGGGATAAGAGTTAATCCTGATAATGCAGAGGATAACAAGATTGCCACAGAAAAGGCAATCTCTCAAAGAATCAAAGATGAGTCGGTGAAGGGTACTGATTCTGTTGGATCTTACGGCTTCTTTACTTGTGAAGAAGACAATAAAGGTCCTGGCGATGAAGAACCCGGAGGTAATCTCAGATGGAGTAATGCTAATGCAAATGAATCCAACGGAAGCCCTGCAGGCTTTTGGAGATGCATGGGTAGAGTAAGAGGAGATACCAATCTTGGTGAAGGTAGAACGACTCTTTGGCATAGAATCGCCTAAAGTCTTTATAAACTGTTTAATATATTTATATGAAATATAGAAATCCTATTTATAATCGTTTTGGGACGATTAATTGTGAAATTGAGCATCCGACATATGGATGGATTCCATTCACTGCTACGCCAACTGATCCCGAAGAGTATGGTAGAATCCTTTACGAAGAGATTTTAGCTGCTGGTAATATAGCTCCTCAAGTACCAATCTCAGAGGAAAAACTTGCCGCGGAAGCTAGAGCAGAACGTGATAGACTTTTAGCACTATCAGACTGGTCCCAACTACCAGACGTCCCTCAAGAAACCAAAGATCTATGGGCGCCATATCGCCAAGCACTAAGAGACATTCCGCAACAACCAGGATTTCCAACAAATATTGAATGGCCACAACCCCCAGAACAGTAAAGAAAGCCCGTGCCCCTCGATGGTGGGGCAAGATGGCAGATTCTCTGCCTAAATTTTCTTTACCGTTTCTTGAGCCAAAAGTCTGGAATGTGGAGTTAGCACAGAAGTGGATCAAGGCTATCCCTTCCAAATGTCCCTTCGAGCGACAACTCTGGTGGAGGGAGCGTCTGGTGCTATATATTCCTCCGCTCTGTCCGCTCAATCCGTTTTCCGCCCAACTTTACGCGATCCGTCTTAAAGCCCAGACCTATCTGGCCTTGCTTCCAAAAGATTCAGAGTCAGTTTAAGGTTTACAGGAACGTATTTTTATGATATGATTCCATAGTGAGATGCTTAAGAGCGCCTTACAAAGAGACACTACACTAAGAGAGAAAAACTATGTCCACTGCTACATTTTCCGTCACGACTATCGACCTGAGCACCAATGCTCCTCAACTTGCTCCGCTTGCGGGTCGTGAATATAACTCCGAATACACTTCGCTCCCTAACGCCAACCTTCCCAAGGGTCTGCGTAAAGACCTGGATACCATCTTTCAGTTTCTGACCAGCGAAGAACTCCCCCTTGATGAGAATACTTTCCTCATCAAAGCCCGTGATGGCGTTTACTTCAGGCTTTTTGGTCCCGTGCTCAAGGCTGGTGCCGAAGGCGTCGAAGGTACCTCCGATGGCCAACTCTATATTCAATGGGGTCCGCGTTACATCCCGATGAATATTGTGAAAGGGGGATTTACCAAGCCCGATGGGGCTGAGGTCGAGGCTGAATTTGGCTCGTATAACTTCTCCGGCCGAGGCGAAGATCCTGCTCTGTTTGTGAGCGTTGATACCGAAGACGG